CTAGGACACGCGCTTCACCGCTACCTCGATCCCGCGTCCGGGCCACACTCCCGCTTCGCCTTCCACGTCCCAGCGGGTGCCGTCGATCCGGAAGTAATCGGCGGGCACGGGTGGGGTCGCGGTGGCGGGCAGGTAGAGGGTTGCTCCGGTGATCACGGCCGGGGCTCGGGGGTCGGTGCGTTCGCTCGACGAGCGGGGAGCGAGCAGGCACCCGGTCACCGTCGTCTCGGTTGTGGTCTCGGTGGTGTTGCCGAGCCCGTCGTCGACGAGCTCGACGGACACGTGAGTCACCGTGGTCCGTCTCATTGCGCCCGCTTGCGGTAGCGGTTGAGCACGAAGAGCTCGGCCAGGCTCCACCCGGTGAAGCCGCCGGCCACCGAGAACGGCCCGCTGGTGTTCGGCACCTGCTCGGGGTTCGCCACGAGACGCGCGGCTGCGGTGACGATGACAGCGGCCACGTCCTCGAAGGGCTCGGTTCCGAGGAAGCCTCGGTCGCGGGTGTAGGCCCGTGCCATGGCGGTGATCACGGCCGCGTGTTCCCCGGCCAGGGCGACGAGCTGTGTGTCGTCGCCCCGACCGAGGAAGTCGGCTACCTGCTGTCCGGTGACCATGCTCAGATGGTGATTCCGGTGAGCTTCACGACGGCGGTCGGGTTCAGCGGTGCGGCGTCGTAGCGGGCGGTCACCCGGAGGGCCTGCTGGTCGTAGTCCCCGAAGGTCTGGTCGAGCACCTTGACGCTCGGGGCCTGGTCACGAGCGACGGCAACCTGAGACATGTCCACGAGCGCGGCGCGGCCGGTGTTCGGGGTGCCGGTGGCGTCGGGGATGCGGTTGGTGACGGTGACGCCGTGACCGAGCAGCCGGTAGGCCCCGGCCTCGGTCGGGTCGGGCTGGATCAGGTAGCGCCCGGAGGTGTCCTTCACCTTGCGGAGCGCGACGAACTCGCGGCTGGTCATGAACCACCGGACGCGGGACGGGTCGACGTTCGCGGACAACACGAGGCCCTCGGCGTCGTGCAGGTGGTCCAGGGTCAGCGCGCCACCGACCGCGAGGGTCTGTGTCCCGGTCCAGGCAAACAGGCCCTTGGGCGTGGTCGTGCCGTCCCCGGAGGCGGAGAGGAACTGCGTGTCGATCTTCGCGGCCACGTCGGCCACGAGGCGCGCACGAAGGGCCTCGTCGAGAGCGACGACGGACTGACGGGCGAGCTCGTTGGAGAACCGGGTGAGCACCTTCACTGACTTCATCGTCGAGGGCAGCAGGGTCACCTCGTCGAAGTCGACGTCGCGCTCGGGGATCAGCTCGTTCTCACCCGTCCAGCCGGGGTCGGTGACGGGGCCACCGAGCTTCGGGATACGGACGGGGCCGGCGCTGTCGAAGATGCGCGGCCCGGAGGCGAGGAAGACGGAAGCGGCTTCGAGCGGCTGAACGAGGATGCGCTGAACCTGCTCAGCAGTCAGCTCGGGTGCGGTGGTGGTGGAGACGGCCATGGCGGCGGATTCCTAACGTGAGAACGGGAGTGGTCACCGCTCGGTCGCCAGGACCGCAAAGCGAAAGGGCAGCCGCCAGGACTGCCCTTCCATGATACCCCACGGGGTACTAGCTTGTGGTGACGCGCGAGCCCTTCGGCCTCGGCTTCGCCATGGCGTCGACAAGGGTCGCGTATCCCTCGGCCAGGGCCTTCAGGTCGCTCGGGTTTGTCCAGCGACCCGCCTGGGCCTTCATCGTGGTCAAGATCGCCTCGGCGGTCTCGACGGCCAGCTCGTGATTCTGCTCGGGCGTTGCCATGCGTCCCCCTTCAGGATGCTCGGGCGCGGAGGATTCCGGCCAGGTTCACAGTCTCACCCGACGGCGTGGCTCCCTGCCCAACGTCCCCGGCGGGTCGCCGGGAGGCCAGGTGCGGCTTGCGGGCGAGCAGGTCGTCTATCGCGGTGCTGAGCGCGTCGGCGGCGTCGAGGTGGGCGTCGTCGAAGGGCAGGTCGTCAGGGTCCGCGAGACGGCCCGTAGCGGCCACGAGGGCGGTGTGCAGCCGTGCGGCCAGGTCGTCGGCCCGCTGGGCGCGGGTGCGGTAGCGGGCGTTCTCGTCGCGGAGCTTCTCGACGTACTCACGCGGGAAGGTCTCGGGCTCTTCCTCGGCGGTTGTCGGCTCGGTTTCGTCGGTGGTCTCTGGTACGACCTCCACGACCTCGGTGGCGGTGTCCTCGGTCGGGGTGTCGACGGTCTGCTCGGTCATGCTGTTCTCCTTCTCGTGGTGACGGCCCGGACGGGCTCGGTGGTGACGGTCGGTTCAGGGGTGCAGGTGCAGCCCTTGTGTGTGGGCATCGGGTGATCGGCGGGCCAGACGCGGCCGTCGCGTGCCCACCACGTGCAGAGCTGGCAGGCACCCCCGGAGAGGCTGCGCGTCCACCCGGTGACCTGCCCGGAGCGGGCCATGCCGTCGGAGTAGGCGCGGGCGGCGGTCTCTAGCGGCTCGGCGCGTGCGAGACGGCCGACACGGGCCTCGGGGTCGGGGGTGGCTTCGAGGACCGCTGAGAGCGTCCCTGCGGCCTTCAGCAGCCGGTCGGCGTCCCCGTCCGGGGGCAGCAGCCCTAGCGGGGCTACGGGGCGGCGTAGGGCCACGGAGACGGACGCGGAGAGCGACAGGTCGGCCAGGGCTGCGGCTTGCGTGTTCGCGCCCGCGACGAGGGCGGCCAGGACCGCGACGAACGTCTCTCGGTCGAGGCGGCCCGCACGGTACGCGGCGAGCAGCGCGACGGCCTGACGCTCGGAGCGGCCCGCGAGCTTGACGAGCTGGGTCCGGTAGGTCACGACGCCTCACCGAGCAGCGCGGTCAGGTTCACCCCGGCACCGTCGAGGGCCTCACCGCGGCGGGCGGTGCGTACCTCGTCGATCTGGTCGGGGGTGTAGCCGAGACGGGCCAGCGCCACCGACGCGGGCAGCAGCCCTGCGGAGTAGAGCTTCACCACGGCGTCGGCCTCTTGCGCGACCGAGCGGGTGGCGGCGTCGGCCCACACGACGCGGGGCTCGACGGCCTGCGGGTCGGCTCCGGTACGCACGGCCACCATGAGGCGGGCCACCTGCTCCCACGACCGGCCGAACGTGGCTTGACGGGCCTCGGCGCGGGCGGTCAGGGATGCCTCGGAGGCGCGGAGGGCGTCGGCGGAGGCGGGGTTGTTGGTGAAGATCCCGACGTAGTGCGCGGGCAGCGCGGAGACGGCCATGATCTGCCCCAGCAGCACGTTCACCGCGTCCTTGTAGGCGGCCATGTCGGCGGACGGGAGCTGACCGAACTTCGCGTCGGGGTTCTCGCTCACCATGGCGCGATTGCCCTCCGGGATGGGGTTCACGGTCACCACGTCGCCGGTGGTGTTGCCGTCGGCGTCGAGCACGTCGTCCTCTTCGAGCTCGATGCCGGTCGCCCACCGACGCGGGCGGGCGGCGTACTCGCTTGTCACGAGCATGTCGGCCAGGGACTTGTTCAGCCCGTCGACGAGCGGCACGAGGTCGGCGATCTCGCTCACCCCGTCGTCGAGCAGCCGGTCCCCGTTGCGGAACTCCACGACCGGCACCACGCCGAGCGGGTTCGGGATGGTCTCGACGGTCTGGAAACCGGCCGTCGTCGCCCCGGCGGTCTGTGCCCGGTACCGGGTGATCTTGTCGGCCTCATAGAGCACGGCCTCGGTCGTGGTCTTCGTCTCCCACCGCTTCACGGCCGCGACGATCCGCCGAGAGCCGGGGTCGCGGAGCGCGGTGACCTGACGGGCCGACTCGACGGTGACCCGTGGGGAGCCGTCCGGGTTCGCCCACACGATCACGTAGGACTTGCCGAGCGCCAGGGCCTCGCGGTGCGCGGTTCCGCTTGTCTGGTCGAGGTCGTTGGCGATCCAGTCGCCCCACACGTCGGCCCCGGAGAAGCCGTTCACCCGGAGGCGTTCGGACAGGGCGGTGACGGCAAGCCGGGGCAGGTTCGAGGCCATGCGGCCGAACCGGGTACCGAGCGCGGTCTTCGCTTCCGGGGACAGGAAGCTCAGCGGCTGCGTCCCGGCGTAGTAGGAATCAAGCTCAGAGTAGGTAGCGGTCTTCTCGTCGAGGCCCTGAAGCAGGGTCGTCAGCAGGTCATTCATGCGGCAAAGCTCCTAGTCTTTCGTCGGGTCTTCCGGGTGGCTCTCCACGTCGCTCGGGAGTGAGCCATGACCAGGCAGGCGGCCAGGTCGATCTTTCGCGCGGTGCGTGAGCGGCTGGTCTTGCTCAGTCGGATTCCTCGGGCGTCCTCGGTCACCACGGCCGCGCCAACGTGGGCGGCGAGCTTCGGGTCGCCGGAGTGCGTCAGGTTGCCGTTCACGGCAGCCGAGAACAGGTCTCCGGTCGCGGCGGTCAGCCGTGCCGGTGAGTGCGGGAACTCCACAACGGGCAGCCCTTCGGCCTCGAGCGCCTGCAGGGTGCGGGTCCACCGGAACGGGTCGGCCACGACCTCGGCCACCTGCCAGCGGCGGCAGGCGTCCCGGATCGCCTGCTCTACCTCGGCCACCGGCACCCGCTCCCCGTCCTTCGGCTCCCACACGGCGAGCACGTCGAAGTGAGGTTGTGCCGAGACGGTGCCGAGCAGCAGCGCGGTCGTGTCCTCGGAGAACGAGCCGTCGAGGGCGATCACGACTTCCGAGCCGTCCGGGATACCGACGCCGGTCGAGAGGCTGTCCCACGTGCCGGCCGGGAGGAACTTCCCATCGGCCTCGGTGACGAACTGGCAGAGACGGGCGCGGCGAAACGTCGACTCGCGGGTCTTCGGTGGCAGCAGCGCGGCCAGCGCGTCGGCGTGCAGGAAGTCACCGAGCGCGGGGTTCGCCAGCTCCCAACAGTGACGGCAGTCGACGGGGTGATCGGTGAAGGCGTCGGCGGAGAACTCCCGCCACACGAACGAAGGGTCGTCGGGGTGCTCGGCGGCGTAGGCCCTCATGTCCGCGAGCACGTTGTCGTAAGGGTCCGGGCCGGGGGTGCCGATGCCGAGCAGCGTCGAGGTCTCCCGCTTGCCCTGCGCCAGCGCCATAACCTCGTAGGTCTCCCGCGACACGACGCCGATCTCGTCGAGGATGGCCGTGGTGAAGTCGAGCCCTTCGAGCCGCTTCGGCTCGGCGGGCAGGCACACGAACGACGCGCCACGCTCGGGCACGTACAGGCGGTCCTTGTAGACCTGCACCCGCGACGACAACGCCTCTTCGAGCTCCACCATGCGGCGAGCCGTCCCGAAGACGATCCCGGCCTGACGTTCGTCGGTGGCGGCCACGACGACGGACGCGCCTTCCTCACCGAGCATGAGGTCGTACAGACCGAGGGCGGCGACGAGCGTGGACTTCCCTTGTCCACGGGCGAGCATCCACCCGGCCACACGCGGACGCGGGTCGGCGTCGAGCACCGACCCCACGAGGTCGACCTGCCAGGGGCGAAGACGCATCGGAGAACGGGCACCCGTGCCCTTCGGCGTCTTCACGTACTTCTCGCAGAACTTGGCGAACCGAGCAGCACCGACCGCACGCGGGCGGAACGGCAGCGGAGAGGCGTCGACAGCAGCCTTCGGACCCGCCTTCACCGGATACCCCTAGGGGTGTGTGACGGGCTCTGTGCCTTGTCAGCGGGTGGCGCGCGGTGAGGCTCGGGGCGTCCCCCCTGGTCGTCCGGTCGCGCTCGGCCGCGTCGGGCGTTGCACGACCGGCACACCACGTCGACATCGCGGAGGCGGATCGCTTTCCCAGCGGCCTTCCTCTTCCATGCCTGCTCTGAGTGGTCGGTGGTCAGGTCGTCAGTCGTGTAGCAGTCGGAGCACCACGGCTGAAGGCGTCGGGCTCGTGCCGAGAGCTTGCGCCAGGTCCAGTCGTAGCCGCGTTCCTCGGGCGCGGCCTTCACGTCCGGGCGGGCGTGCTCGGGGCAGCGGGTCTCAGGGCTCGGAGCGCCACACGTCAGGCAGGGCTTCACTCGTCGTCCCCGTTGCCGTCGAGTACAGCCAGGATGGACGGGTCGAGCAGGGCGGCGAAGGCGTCGGGGTGCCCGCACTCGTCGTCGAGGCACGAGCAGGCCCAGCCCTTGCCCTCGGTGCAGGTGACGAGGAAGCCGTCGACGAAGGCGCGGGCGTAGGCCTTGTCGAGTGTGCTGCCGCCCTTGGTCGGGCGGTGGCGACGGACTCGGTTGGTGACGCGGACGACCTTGACGTTCATGAGGCTTCCTTTCGGGGGTGGGGGTGCCGGACCTGACGGCCCGGTGACAGAACAGATAGAAGGGATTCACGCTGCGAACCGTTCACTGAGTGAGCGGTTTCGGGGCTGAACCGCTCACCTGGGGTTGGTTTCAGCGAGTCGTTCCGCTCACTGAGTGAGCGGTTCGCGGTCCGTTCCTTGTGCCGAGCTGCCAGCGGACACGGGGCCGGCCGGGTCGCCAGGTCGCCCTTCCGGATCGAGTGCGCGGGCACGATCAGGCACCCCCAGTAGGACCCGTTCTCGAGCCAGCCGTACTCGACGGCGCGGGCGATCTCGCGGCGCACGTTGGCGAACGGCCGGACCTCTCCGGTCTCCTGGTCCACCGAGCCGAGGATCAGCGCGACCTCACCACGCTTGAAGCGGGCGTGTCCGTTGTCCGCGTGCGAGCCGTAGGCCAGCGCGGTCACCCGGAGCCAGTACGGCAGCCTCGGGTCACCGGCTCGGGCCTGCCAGTCGTCTTGGAAGTGACGCGCCCACACGCGCGGGCTTGGCTTGCTCACGTGTCGCCTCGCTTGATCCGGTACGGGATGCGCCTCGCGTCGAGGTAGGCGCAGAGGTCGGCCAGCCGGTCCCCGCCTTGCCGGTGCCGGTCGACTACAAAGCCCATGGCACGGCCGCCGCAGTAGAACGGTTTGATCCCGACCGCTGTCAGGACGGGCCAGGCGTTCCCCCGGACGACGAAGGTCTGACCGTTGTCGATGATGTGCAGCGTGCGGCTCACGCGACCTCCCGGAGCACGTCGCGGACCTCGGGAGCCAGGTCGACGAGCAGGGAGACGCGGGCGCGGGCGCGGCAGGCGTTTGCGGTTTCGGTGAGGCGGTTCCACTGCTCGCGGAGGTCGTCGCGGGTCGCGTTGCCGGTGAAGTCACCGGGCCTCGGGCGGGCGGCCTCGAAGGCTTCCGCGCGACCGATCCAGTACGACGCCGTAGCCTCGTTGAGCGCGTCTTGTAGGACACGAGCTCGGAAGTGCTCGACGTACTGTTCGAGGGTGTCGGGGATCGCGCGCGGGTACGACCCGATCACGCGGCCGGGTCGGTCGTCGGGATGCGTGTCGCCAGGGCGGCCACGTCCTCGGCGGTCACCCGGATAGACCGAGGACCGACGCGGAACGCGGGCAACTTGCCCTCAGCGATGCGCCGACGAAGGGTGCGCTCAGAGACGCCGTAGAACTCGGCCGCTTCCTTGAGCGTCATGTGGCGCTTGTGTGCGCCGAGAGTGCGGGTGTCTGCCATGATGGAGACGCCTCCAATCTGTGCGGTTGAGGTGCGAGCGACCGGATTACTTCTTGGCGGGAGTGCCGGTCGTTTCGCTATTCGGCTGCGTAAATGCCGCCGTTGTGGTTTGTGCCTCTAGTGTCCCGCATCCGGGGGACCTCCCACAGGGAGCTTGCGAGATTGGCCGGGTCCGAGAGGGGTCCGACAACGCATCGAGACGCACAACAACGCACGGAGAGTCACGGCAACGCATGGCAACGCATGGCAACGCATGGTGTCGTGTGACCTAGTGCTGAGTAGGCTGGAATATGGCTCCTGACCTGCGGTTTCGTGGTCGAAGGAGCCTTTGAGGCACGTCGACCAGCCCGCGAAAGTTTTTACTTTCGGATTCGGGCTCCGGGCGTGTCGGAAGCGCGATTCACGTCGAACTCGTGCGCGTGCAGGGGGGGACCGCCCGACATTGAACGTGTCGTCGAGGAGGGTCGCCGGATTGGAGAAGCGAGCGACCTCAGCGACCCTCAGCCAGCGCTGACAGCGCCTCGGCGATCACCTTGTCGCGGTCCTTCGCGGCGTGCTGGTAGCGCAGGGCAGCGCCAGCGGTGGAGTGTCCGAGGCGGGCCATCAGCTCGGCCAGGGTTGCGCCCGTCGAGGCGGCAAGCACGGCTCCGGTATGGCGAAGATCGTGGAAGCGAAGATCGGGCCTCCCTGCGGCGTCCCGCGCCTTGTAGAAGACTTTGTAGAGCGTGGCCGGGGCCAGGTGCTTGGTCGGGTCGCCAGCGGCCGGGAAGAGCAGCCCGTCGCGGCCTCCGGTGATGTTGCTCGCCAGGTGCGCCTTCACGGCCGGGAGCAGGTGCGGCGGAATGTTCACGTCTCGCGTCCCGGCGTCGCTCTTCGGGGTGCCGACGATGAACTCGCCGTTCACCCGGACGACGGCCCGACGCACCTTCACGACGCCGTGCGTGAGGTCAATGTCTTTGCGGCGAAGCTCGGTGATTTCGCCGAAGCGGAGGCCGCACCACGCGGCCAACAGGATCATGAGCTGGTAGCGCTCGGGCATGGCTTTGGTCAGCGCCTCGAGCTCGGGGAGGGTGGCCGGCTCGATCTTCTTGACGCGCTTCGCGTTCCCGGCTCCCCGGATGTGGCAGGGGTTGAAGTCGATCAGTCGACGTTGCACGGCGTCTCCGAGGATCGTCCTCAGTAGCCCGTAGGCGTGCGAGCGGGAGGTCGGCGCCGTGTCTCCGAGGCGGTAGTACCAATCGTCGATCAGGTCGGCGGTCATGTGCTTCAGGGCCACGTCTTTGAACGTGGGGAGCAGCTTCGCGTCGAGCAGCTTCCGGTAGTGGTAGCGGGTGCGCGGCTTCAGGTTCCGGTTTGTCAGCCAGCGTTCCGCGTGCTCCCCGAAGGTCACGGGCTTCTTCGCGGTCGGCGGGGTCCAGTCCTCGTTCTTGATCTCGCGTCGGCGGTCGGTCAGCCAGCCCTCGGCGTCCTCCCTGGTCTCGAAGGTCACCGGGGCCTTGTGGCGGATCGTGTCGGGGCCGACGTAGGACGCTTGCCAGCGTCCCGAGGGGAGCTTCCGAACGGCTCCGAATCCGCGCCTGCCTGCCAT